CTTATCTTTATTTTTCTTGAGTTTACTGAGCTCTTTAATAGTAGCTAACTGTTGCTCTTTCTGTTGTAAATAATAATCTTTACGTGCTGGGTCATTTTTAATAGCAGCATCAAAAGCTGCTTCAACTGCGGCTACACTGTTAGTATCAGAACTGTTCTGTAAGGCGTTAACTACATTATTTAGTGATTCCTGGATACTTTCTATTTCTTGGGTACTACGGCCGCTATTGTTAATAATCTCTTGATTATCGGCTTTCTGGAGAGCATTAGAAATATGAATTACTTTGTTCAGGTTATTCATTGAATCAAAGTTTTCAGGTAACCCATCTATGTCAAGATTTAGGGCAGAAAATTCTTTTACTAAAAGTTTAAGTTCTGCTTCTGCCTCTACACTATGTTCTCCGGATTCTTCATTACGGGCATCTTCAGCTTCTGCTGCAATTTGCTCAGCTGCTTCACGTATAGCACCTTTATCACCTTTATACAAACTAACAGCTTCAGTACCAGTAGTTATGGTTCCTTTAATAGCACCACCACCTAAAACTGTTTTAATGAATACACCTACATACTCACTAAAAGCTTCATCTGAGGTAAATGGTGGTAATTCCCCATGTTTAACCATGTTAATTACAGAGTTTTCTACAACTTGTTGTAGAGTTTCTGTGACACCCTCACCTAAACCACCTTTAGCAGTTTCAGTTAATACTTTACCTGCAGAATTTACAAAACCTTTTTTCTTTAATTCACCTTTAAAGCGTTGAACAGCAGACTTAGACAAACCTAATTGTTTAGCAATACTTCTAGGAACAATTGAATCTAAAGCACCAATTACAATACCACCACCTATAGCTGCAACTTGAGCATCTCTACCTCTATAGCCAGCACTGCCTAAATCACCATATACACTACCACCACCTATTCCCATGTAGAAAGCATTACTTCCGACAGTGGCACCTGTAATCTCTCCAGCAAGTAAAGCTTTCCTTTTAACTGCTTTATCTGCTCCCCACTTCTTCATTTTGTGTTTTAGAAAACGCTTAACACCTGTAGATACTATTTTACCGGCTATACCACCACCTACTATTGATGGGATAAACTCACCTACTCCCGCTAATATCTGTCTAAAGACCATGTCAGGATTTGTCCAATCCATGTTCTCAGCATCCCAAGCAGGAAGTTGTGCACCATTTTCGTGGGCTTCTTGTATTTTAGTTTGGTATTCTTCTAACATAGCATCAGCAAAATCTACATCACTCGTGTACTCATGTATTAGCGTCCATATAGCGAATGGGGGGACTATTGCACGCATCCACTTAGCATCTTTAGTAACTTCAGCGGCTAAAGCAGCTAATCCATAACCAGCCGCTTGTATTGAATCAACACCAGCACTTAAACTCTTAGTAACAACTTCCCAATAACTATCTTTTGCAAACATTACCTCAAGTTCTTCTGCAGTAAATCTATTAGTAAGTTTACTTTTCTTTTCTTTAAATACCTGAGGTAATGGTGTTACTGTGATTTCATCACTTCTTTTCTTTGCTGCGTCAATAGCTTCCTGTTTAGTACTATGCTCACTGGTTGGAGATACTTCATTATTGATAAGCATTTGAGCAACTTCATCATCACTATACTTTTCACCTTTCCAGATAGTAGGTACATTAACCCACTTACCATCCATTTGTAATGTTATGGCTTTTTCAGATACAACTTCACCATTCAAACCAAATGCTGCTCTACCGTGTTGGGTGTACCCCATTACTTCATGGTCTCTTGATGCAGTAGGAGCTTTAAATGTATTGTATGCAGTTCCATGCTCAGCTTCATAAGCTGAACGTATAGCATTTTGTTCTACTGTGTTTGCAAACCACCTAGTATTAAACTCAGGCGTGTTCATTGCCTTATAGAGGTCTACGCCAGTATTAGGGTTTATAAACGAATCTACTTTAGTTCGTTTATCAGTCTTATATTTCCTACTAAGTGGGTCATACGTTACTTCACCACTATATTGTGCGTTATCTCTAAAGCTTTCAGGAGCCCAAAGTTGGTCTTCAAAACCTTCAAATTGTTTACCTGGCATATTTGAGAAAGTGCCTGAAGATTGGTCGTATTCACCTTGGCCTTCTGTTAGAAGATTTCTAAAGCGATTATCTGCTCTACGCCCCATAGCATGAATTTGGTCAACAGTTACTTCATTTTCAGGTACATTAAATAGACGTGCATAATGTTTACGCTGTGAAGCTCTAATTTTATTCTTATCGCCTTTATAAGAACTATGTTCCCAAGTGTCTAGACCTAGTGCACGTATACCAACGTCTTCACCTTTAGCATTCTGTCCCATGATGGAATCAGCATCTGCATTTTTATTGAATAATGAATTATGTTTAAAAGATAATTCAGTTGAGTCATTAGCATTAAGTTTATTTTGGAGACCTTGGTAATCTCTATCTGGAGTTATTGCTAATTGTTTGCTATATACAGCGTCTTCAAAAAGTGTTCTTTTAGCATTTGCTGCGCTTGAAAGTTGTGCTTGTTTCCGTGCAACTATATCGTCAAAAGACTCATTACCTAAGTAACTCATACGCAATAATCCTTAAAGTTGTTATTTTATAGTAGTACTTATTGTGTCTGTACTCGTACCCTGGTTTTTACCTTTTTCTAATGCCTTATCCTTATAATATGCTTTAAGAAGCCCATCAAAGTATTTGTAACCAGCTTCATCATTATTTTCATCTGAGGTTTTTCCATTAGTAAAAAAGTGCTCATCTATCATATCTTTATCAAATACAGCATCATTAAACATTAAACGTCTGGCCATATCAGCATCTTTACCTAAGAGTTTCCGACTTTTTATATACTTATCTGTAAGAGATGTGAAATCCTGTGCAGCACTGTCAGAACCTGGCCAGAAAGTTGTAGCAGTTTCTATACCATCTTTTTTAATCATTGTTGCGTTTAAATCCGCACGTGCTAAAGGTTTTATTGTCTTTTTCTTTCTTTCTGCTTTTGCCTTTTCAGCTGCTTGAGTTTCCGCTAACATTATATCGTACATACTTTTAATTTTTGCTTTTTCTCCAAACAGTGCTATTTCAGTAGCATCAGCATTAACATCTTCTCTGGCAGTATTAACCCTAGACATATCTAAAAAAGAGTTGTCAGCTGCATCTATAAAAGCATCTGCTTCTAATGGTCTATCTTTATACCGCATTAAATCAGCTACAAACTGGTCTGTTTCACGAGCAGTTCTGTCATCAGCATACCCAGTAATAGCATCACCAATACCTGAAACACCTGTATTAATTAACTTGCCACCTTCAGCCATTGCTTCTAGGATACTGGCACCGTTAGTTGGTGCTATGTTTTGCCATGTTACTGCCATAATATCTCCTTAACCTATGTTGCCATATTTAGGCACCAATGATGCCATATCTGTCCTACCTTGAGCTTTCTTCCAAGCATTCTGGTCATTTAGTCTGTTATTGATTGTAACAGCTTGAGACTCATAATTCTTGTTCCACTGGTCAACTTGGTTACCCATCATTTCTCTAGCCAGCTTAACTTGCTTAAGGCCCGCCCATGCTCCAGCTAATGCACCTGCACCTTGTAATGCAGAGCCTACGCTTGATAATGTGCCATTATTCATCCAGTTTGTGCCATTGGTACCTGTAGGGTTAACTAAACTATTATATTGTTTATCTGTAAAAGAATTAGCTGCCGGTGAACCTCCAATAATAGGTGCTTGATTGCCACCTATATATCCTGCAGGGTTGTTATTAAAACCTAAATTATTGTTGTAAGCCTCTAATGGGTTAGAGTTATTACTACCTCCACCAAACCAATTAAATTTGCCACTATTATCATCAAAAAATCCCATAAACTTCTCCTAAATATTTTTAATTTTAAATAAATGTATCTCTATCATACATCAAAGTAGATATGAGATGTTAGTTTTTACTTTACGCTGATAACACAGCGAAGTCATAAGCTTGTTCATACATATTACTCGCCTCAATTTGGTCATATAAAATATCGTACTTACCTGTGTTATACATATAATATACTTCAGGTAACACAGGATTAATTGAAGCAACTGTATCCAATGTTATCAAAGCTAACGCTGTACCATCAGCACTTCTAAACAAAGACTCGTTTAAGTCCTTCATAGGATTTGTTAAGTCTAAATACTGCTGAGTAAAGTTTTCTCTATCTTTACCGATAGCTTCCATGTCATATTTATTTTCTTGTGTAATAACACTACTAATTAAATCAGCAGAGGTGCCAAACATCTGTAAAAAACCATTAAGACTGTTAACATCAAAGTAGTAAACAGATAGTGCTATAGCAATAACCATTGCTAACTCTGGGCTAATAGCTTTAGCTATGTATAGAATAATTTCTTTAATTAAGTAGTATGCTACCATTTGAATGGCCATTTTTATTAACCATGCAGAAGTACTTTTTGATGTCCCCCAACTAACATATAAAAGGTAAATTGCAATAACAACTATTATTACTGCTAGTAACTTCATCCAGAAGGACACTTCAATTACTTCGTAGTGAGCTACATATATAGATGTATGTGCACTTGCTAAGAATAGACTAGACACATGTGTATTAGGTAAGTGTTTAACTAAATCATATGAGAAAGGTATCATCAAATCACCCTGATTAGCAATATTAAACTTAACCATCTTAAATACACCTGTAGCAGCATCTACAACACGTAGTAGGCCGATAGGTGCTTTAATGGTGTAAGCATTTAAACCGTTAGTTACACACTGATAGTATGTAAATTCTTGTGTAGCTGTTACATTTTCACCAATACGTAGAACTTTCAATAATGAACCAGAGTCATTTTTATAAGCTAAATCAGGTTTAAGCACAGTGTCAGAGCTAGTAGACCCGTCTGAGTCTAGTATCGTTGACGTATAAGATATGCGTACAGTTGGTTGCATTAAGTCACTAGCGTCAGCTACATAAGTAGACTCTTGTGCTAATGTTCCTGCTAAGAACTGTGCAACATCACTTGTATTATCACAGAGATAACCTACTGCGTATTTAGCTGTACCTGTAGAAACATAGTAAGTGCTTATAATATTATTACTGCTATCAAACTTAGTTGAATCTGTGTAATAAATACTGTTTATAACACTACCTGGAGTGGCATCTACGTCAGCTAACGTGTAGTGTGTAAATGTAATATACGCAAACCTAAATGCTGACTTGTACTCACTAGATGTAGTAACAATGGTGTTATAAGGCTTATCATCTGATGCTGGAGAAGCGTTGTATATGGCTTCTGTAACACCTTGATTACCATATAGTGATGAGCAGAATCTAAATAAGTAATTCATACCGATTTGTGATGTGTCCCAAACTCTTACTCCGAAACTCAAAAAGACATGGTCAACTTTATTTGTATAATCACTTATACCAGCATCTGCAACATCCTCCATAAGAGCAGTAATTGTGTCGTCAGCATCTATTCCTAACTTCTTAACAGTTGAACGTATCTGGTCAGCTTTAGTAGAACTAAATGCAACATCAAAGTTTTGATTATTTATTCGTAAAGGTACTGCTGGCAGTATCCCCATATTCTCAGATGATGGGTCACCAAAATCTAATGTAGGACTATCTAATACAGTATAAGTACCTGAACCTGACTTATATACAAAGTACTTATTCTCTAAAGGGTCACTGTCTTTAGCATATGTAACAATATAATGCAACCCTGTAGTTTTAGTTGGTACTTTATACGTTGGTACAATTGCAGTGCTAGGAGATATTTGAACTGTATGTTCCAAAGTACTAGGTTCATAGCTATCACTAGTAAGCTCATGTGACATAAACATAGTATCAGTGATATCAATAGTATGATGGGTTCCTACATACGTAGTTGAAAATGTTGTTGCAAATTTAGGGTTTGAAAAACTTAATGAGTAATCATCAGTAACTGAATTATATACAGTACCATTAACATCCACATTATAAGTTAAACCGTTGTACACAACGTTGTTCGAGTTTAAGGTGTAACCTTTGTTTTCTTGTAACCAGTATTTGACCCAAGGTACTACAAATAGTGTTCCTAAGAAAGCCTTACTAATAGTACAAGGGGTACCTTCTATTGTATTTAAAACTGCAACAACATCATCATAGTCCACAAACATAATGTTAGCTTCAATCTTGGGGAAATCCTCAAAATAGTTACCATCATCAATGTGTTTTACAAAACTTCTTATGTTCTTCTTACCACCAAATACTTGTGAGTATAAAACATTAGCTGGAATGTCTTCATTCTTAACGATTGCTTGTTCTATAGCATTTTTGATAGATGACCTATCAGGGTCTTCGAATAAAGGTTGATTTAATACATCAAACTGTTCAACCACTTGGTCGTCAAAACCTAGTAGCTTAGCAATGAAATCAACAATGGCCTCAATGACCGTTATGATTACATCTACTACAAGGGTGATTAGGCCAACTACTACCTCTACAGCAACTTCAACGATGTCTACGATGACATCAATTACAGTATCAATTACATCAACAACAGCATCAACAACTGATTCGATTGCATCAACAATTGCATCAACTACACCACCCATGTGTTATCTCCTGTGTATTTACATAAGGGTACTAACTTACGTAGGCTCTGCGTTTGTTATTTGGGTGTTTAGGTTACCTGTACCCGTTGCGTTAATAGCAGTAATGTTTGTAGCAGCTACTCCAGCTGTACTAACGTTAATACTCCATGCATCCATAAGTGTCTTAAGATACTTCTGGTCAGCATTCCACTTGAACCCTTTAGCTTGCTCACCATATAAATTGGATTGCTTACCTAAAATACTATCAGCATGTGGTGCTGTCTTAGTAGTCTGTTGCGTCTGTGCATATTCAGTAATTTCTTTCTGACCTAATACAGCGGATTCAGCATTAGTCTTTTCTTTACCTAATGTGAACGAAGCAGAGTTCTGTAAAGCACTCTGCATAGCTCCTAAGTACACAGTAGCGTAATCAGCACCCGTTATCCTACCTAAATGGAATTGTGCGTCTAAATGGATGTTTACGGCTTCCATTAGGTCATCAAAGATACCAGTACCTGTAACTACATAGTCTGCACTAGTGGTTAAGGCACTTCCTTGGGTTAAATCTGTATTAGCTACTGTCATAATATTATCCTACTGAACTTGTTGCTTTTTGTCTTACTGCAATCTTGTCAACTTCTTCCTGTGTTAAGTCATCTAGTACTTCAACATTGTATGCTTTAATCTTTTGAGGTTCCATAGTCTCTTGACCATTACGAACAACCTTTTTAAAGATTTGACATTCAGCTGCTTTAATATTTTCAAAAATGATGTTAGGAACGTGCCAACCTTCTTCATTATTAAATGGTACGTATTTTTTAACTACTTTACCGCCGTTAGCTACACTGTTACCAAAACTAAAAATCTCACCTGTTGACTCAAGTTTAAGTGGGTCATTAGGTCGTACGATAACTCTGATTAGCTTCATAGTGTTATCTTCACGTAGACCTTCTAATTCAACCCCATTGAATTTAAAGTCATCTAGTTGGTCTGCTGTAATTAATACAGCTGTTGGTATTTCTTGTGTTGCTTCTGTTACTGCTTCCATATTATCACCCTCCGTGATAGGTAAGTTATTTAAAGCTTCTTCAAGCTTTTCTCTTTTTGAATTAAAGTGCATCTTAATACCGTTTTCGGCCAGCTTATCGCTTATCTGTTTAGATGTCATATCTTGTATATTCATAATTAGTTCCTCCCGGGAATTCTATTAGTAAAGTAGCCCGCCCGCACTTCGTGCTAACGGGCTACAAAGGTTAAGCTCTAGTTAAGCAGCTTTAGTCCACATGATACCTAGACGTTCAGGGCGTAATGCCATGAAGCCGTAGTACCATTTGATTGAGTAGAAACCTTTCTCGCCGTAAGGGTCGTTAAGGTCTGCAATCTCTTTACCTGGCTTCTTGTGAGTAGTAGTGAACTTCACAGTCTTACCATCAGTTTGGAAACCAATAGTAGTAAATGAACCATCACCAACAACTAACATCGGGTAGATGTCAACACTAGCAGCACCACCTTTAGCAGAGTACAACATCTCAGGAACTACAACGATACGGAACTGGTCTACAGTACCGATTTCACCGTTAAGGATGTTAGCAGCATCAGCGTACTTCTCTACACCAGTAAAACCAGTACCAACTGCAGATGTGGTATCAATACCTTTCATCTTACGCACAAGAGGAATCAAGTCAGGGCCAATGTACATTACACGTCCACCATTAACGGTCTTAGTGTCTGTCATACGAGAACCTGAAATAATCTTAGTTTGCTTAGGACACTTAGCGTTATCCAAGGCAATAGATAATTGCATGAAGTCTTCATAATCAACAGTTGCAGCAACAGTTGCTTTAGTAGTAACAGCACCAGGGTACTTAACAGTACCTGAGGAAGTTGCAGTGTTAACTAGGTCAACTTGTAATGCAGCTTCAGTTAGCTCAGTTGCACCTTGAACCATCTCTTCAGTGATGTGTGACATCAATTCTGAGTCTGAATCAAAGTCTAGAGACTCTTGAGTGTACTCAGTAAAGAAGCCTTGCTTCACGATAGAACCAGTAATTTGCGTACGGGTCATACCAACACGGTTAACTCTACCACCATTCTCAGTCAATGCAGGAAGACGGTCAGCAATTACACCGATGTCTTTAGCAGAACCATAAAGGTTACCAGAGTTCTTAAGAGCAACAACTGCACCAGTAGCAGCTAAAGCGTTAGCTGAAGTTGCGTAGTAGCCCGCAGTAGTAGATGAAGCAGCAGTCCAACCAGTACCACCACTCGTTTGCGTACCATCAATCTTCCATGAAGAGTACTTATCCTTAAGTACAATTAAACCAGCAGCATCTAAGCCTTGGTCATTGTTATTCAAATCATCTAGTAAAGGCTGGTAAACGTCTTGTTTAATAGTCTTACCATGATGCTTAGGCATTGCACGTACATCAGCCAAAGGCATAAAGTACTGCTTGTCGCGTACTGCAATTAGCGCTTTTTTGTAATAGAAATCAGTGCGAGCCTGTGCACCAATACTTGAGTCGGAACCTGTTCCGTATGTTAAAGCCATGATATTCTCCTATAAAGCTTTATTAAATTTAACCACTAGCCGCCATTTTCATAAACTCATCATCGGTCATCTTTAGATAATCCGGAGTAGACGAAGTCTTCTTGCTAGCAGTTTTCTTTGTAGAGCCTGCTGCTTTCCGTTTCTGGTTAAGCTTTGCAGTATCTACTTCATTTGCTTTAGTCTGTGGTACAGATGCTTGAGGTTGTTGATTAACGTGTCCCTCATTGACTAAAGAGCCCTGATGTTGGAGGTATTCTGCCACTTGTCTGTAAGCTACTACGTCAGGTACATTAGCTAATCTACCTACCGCACGCTCAGAGTCAATTATTGACTGAACCTTATCATAGACACCATTATAAACGTGGTCATTGATAATTCCGATAATCTCAGGATTTTCAGATATTAACTTCTTACTTTCGTTATCCCATTCTTTAGATAAAACATTTAATGTCTTGTCAAAAGATGGCGAATCTTTAATACTGTCTAACGCCTGGTTTATCTTAAACTCCATATCAGATACTCCATAGTCAGTAGGCTTATATTCTACTTCCTCGTCAGTATCTATATCTAACGGGTCAATGCCACTATCTTTAATAAGTTTAGCAATTGCTTGAGGGTTTTTCTTAGATAAGTCAATTAAGTTATTCAACTTTGCAGTATCTAACAAACCTTCTTTTTCTAACATGCTAACAATCTTCAGATTTGGGTTTAACGCCTGCATCTTCTGATTATAGTCAGCACCCTTTTGCATTAACGAAATAGCATCATCGACAGTGTCGACTTTCATCATTCGCTTGCTAGCCTTAAACGGTGACATAATCCGTTTATATGCACCCTCAAAATCTACTCCAGGTGACTCTTGAGTATCCTCAAGGATATCACTTGTTTCGGTATTTGCAGTTACATCTGTATCCTGAGACTCTGTGGAGGTATCATCATTAGTTGTTTCATCCTCCGATAGAGTATCCTCTATCGGGTCGGTTACTTCATCTACTGAGTCATCTTCGTCAGATTCATCGGTGTTACTTTCAGATACTACTTCTTCAGTAGTATCCTCATTCGATTCTGCTTCAAGAGTTTGCTCTCCATCTGCTTCATCAATCTGGTTAGTTTCTTGAGCTTCTAGTTCTTGGTCTAGTTCTTCCTCAAGCATACTTAAATCTTGTTTTAGGAATTCCTCATCCGTCATTCCTAGTGCGTTATCTAATGCCATTATGCTAAGCCCTCCTGAATAAGCAGTGCTTTAGTTTCTTCATCGTCAGCAAGTTGTTGTTCAGACTGTACTCCTCTTGACAATACACTATCGAAAAACTTCGCTAGTGAACCGATACCATAAATCATCTTATCGATAACCATTTGCTGCTCTTCAGTTAAGTTAGAGCTTTTAGCCATAACTAGTCTCGCAGCTTCTTCTTTAAAGTAATACTCAGTGATTACTTTTTTAAAGTCTCTATTCTTTTGTAGCTTAACCATACTATCTTTAACATCTACAAAGTGTTTTGACTCTGCCATATTTGCTTCTAATACTTCTATCTGTTCTTCAGTGTTCATCGTGTGTCCTCTTATTGAGATTTAAACAAGTAAAGTGTTTTACCGAATTATATCACGGTTTTTTAAACATTACCCTCCATTTAACACAGGGTCGTTAATAAGTGCATCTGCAAACTTATTATCCATCCCATGTTTTTGGTCGACTTTCTTCATGTTTTCCTCATGCTGGCGACCTACACCAGACTCTTGTTCCACGAAGTTAAGGTCTTCCAAGTCAGACTTACTATTAAGATTTCTATTCTTAGCCATCTCAGTAGCAGTCTTAGCCTTCTTGTATTCAACATCTACAGTATTCTCAGCAGCTTTAGCTTGTTCATTAGCTATCTGTGCTTGTAGTAGTTGCATTTCAAGTTGTGCTTTCTGTTCAGCCATAGGATTAGGTTGCGGCTGGTATTCTTTAATTTGTTTGCTTAGGTCAGGCATCTTACGTAAACGTGCAATATCCGCTAATATCATCTGTGACATCGCTGGGTCCATATTATTACCCATAGTTTGCAACATGAATGATAACTCTTGAGCTTTCTCATTATCTGCTTCAGCAGTAGATATGTTTAGTTTAATGTCATACATACCACCTAAGTCTTCACGGTTAATAGCAACGAACTCTTCATTAGTGACTCTGATAATCTCTTGGTCAGATAAGAACTCAGCGTTCATAGAGATAACTTTACGCCCTATCTGGTTAATACCATTAGCTAATCTACGTAGGATACCTAGCTCACGTTTAGATGAAGCATCTAGTGCTGACCTAATTCCAGTAGCTGTAGAACCTAATGCTTGACCTGTAATACCCTGACTAAACGCTTTAACGCCTGTAAGTGATTCAGCTTCATTGTTCTGAAGGTTAAGCATATTCAAGGCACTGCCAGGAATTTCTGGGTACACTTCCATGTGAAAAGCTTGTCTAGGGTCTACATTAGAATTAAACTTATAATCAGCACCCTGTTCAAACTTACGAGCGTTAGTTACGTCTAGTGCATCTTTACGGATACCCATCTGACCATTAGCACTTCTACCGATAATATCAATCATACCACGAGTTACAGCACCTACAATCTTCTGATTGTCTTCTAGTAATGCTCCATCAGGTTCACCATAGATAGATTTACGTCTAGGTAAGTATTGTATTGCTACAAATGGTAGCTTCTTATCTGGGAATGGGTTCTCATCCATTCTGATTAATGTATTACCTACCCATGAAGCTACAAAAGGTTCTACTTCACCTGTGCCATTAATATCCCAAAAACCCCAGTATTCATAAACTACAATCTTTTTACGTGCATCATCTTTAAACTTAAAGCTACTATCATCACCTGATTCAAAATCAGGTTCATTAAGTGGGCTACTGTTATCTAAAGATACGTACTTTAAATTATCATATCTACCATCTTTCTTAAGTTGAGACATTGATGTTTCAAAACTATAGATAACAAACTCAGCACTATTTAGGTCACCTTGACAAGTTGGGTCAATAACTACATTGTTGTAATCACACACCTCTAACTCAGGCTGATTCTTAATAATTTTAACTTGTTCTTCTATATGTGAACCTACCTGTACAGGCATAACTGCTGTACCACCTTGCATAGACATTTCATGTGCTTGTTGCATCTCTGGTGGGATTTCTTGTTGAAATCTCTCAAGGTCTTCTTGCATCATTGCATGTAACTGTTGGTGTACTTGGTTTGCTTCTTGTGTAGGTTGGAAATCAAAATCTGGTACTTCTACCTCTTCAATTTCTTCTTCGTACTCCCAACCTACTTTAACTACAACAGTGCCTTCATCCACAGCTGTGCGAATGTATTCATCAATAAACTTAGTTTTATCTATTTTGCAATTAATCTGATAGTTTAATACTTGGCCGTTTTGAATAGCAGCTTCTTTATCTTCAAATGTAGCTGGAGCTGTATTGAATAAGTCATCAGTAGACAGGAAAGGCTCACTTAATGCAGCGTATCGCCACTCAGCTTGTTTACGAATAAGCTTAGGTACAATCTTAGACCTACCCTTCTTAGCTTTAATTTGTTGGTCACCATTTAAGTTACTTAACCAGTTATCTATTTCAAGTACATGGTCAGTATGTGCTGACTGTGCTTCTTGGTAGTCTTGCTTAAGTTCTTCTAACTTAGGTGGGTTATCCCATTCAGTCAAGTTTTTCGGTTCACTTAAATCTAAATCTAAATCATCTTTGTCTTCTTTCATGATAATTTCCTAAAAATCAATTTTATATATCGGCATACCATTAATTTCAGTATGCTCTACTGTGTGTCCTGGGAAGAAGTTATCTTCTTCACCATCAAACAAACTACAATATGCATCTTTTTTTCTTACTATCTCTGTGAAGAAATACTTTAATAAGCTTGCTAAATTTACTTTAGCTTCAGTATTGCTTGCACATACAAGACTAGCAATAAGGAACCCGTCTAGTTCCCGATTATACATATAATAGATGAAAGCCTCACCTTTCTGCAATACTGTGCAATGGTGAAATTTAACCTCCACTACAAACTCTCCACAATAGCTGCTGAAAATACATTACCCATACCCGCACCTAAACTTAAAAATGTTCCACCTAATTCCATTATAGACATGTGCATTTCTACACCTGTACTTGGGCCCATTATATGTCCTATTCTACTTTTATAGTTTACAGTTTTAATATCACCAAGAGTTTCTGTGATTACTGCTTGCTCTATTTGATTGTCTTTTGAGTACGTAGAATGTGTTTTTACATAGTCCAAATGTCCATGGTGTGTATCTAATACATTTGAGATTACTCGTTTATAACCATCCCCAGTTGTTGTAATACCTAGTGGATTAGTATGTGTCTCAGCTACAATGGATATATCATGCAGTTGAGCTATTGGCATATTGCCTGTAACGTTTATTGACTCTTCTGATTCTAACACTGTGATATTAGCCCCTTGACCTAATCTAAACTTCTGAGCTTTACCTTCTTCATTAGCTAATAAGCATAGTTTATTCTCACCGAAGAAACTCATGTACTCCTCACTTGCACCATTATCACTAGCTACGACAATAACTCTGTCAAGTACACCTGACTTAATTAATGTGTTGGCTTGGAATAGTGCAGCATGTGCTGATATACAAGATGTAGAATCAGTACTTACATACTCTGTACCACCTAGCTTATTAGCTAATTGACCTGCATAAATCTGAGTCATACCTAGTGGTAGCATTCTATGCTTAGGGTACTTAGCAGTTAAAGGTATAGTAGTACCATACCCAGTCCACACAGAACCGCCAGTTGATAATATTAACCCCGTCCTACGCGTAGGTAAAGCTTTTAACTCATCCATAGAAGATGTAATTGCACCATTAGTGCCTGCTAAAAGATATTCTACAAACTCAGACGGTAATATCTTTACGCCTAGAGCTACCCGCATACCCCCATCAGATACTTGATGGATGTACTGAGGATATTGTACATAATCAATCAATGTAGTATCTTCAGAGTATATGGAGTTTAGGTGTGTAATGTACATATTAACCCATCACCGACCTAACAGAGTGTTCAAGCTCTTCTGCGGTGTAACACCGTGTCTGATATTTTTTAATGAATGCAACAATAGTGTGTCCAGTAATATCTTTATTATCCTCAAAAAACTTTTTACCATCTTCCTCAGATACTCCAAAGGTGGTATCTAACCACATAAATAACATCATAACACCTAAACTATCTAAGTTGGTGTCTAAAATACTCTGGTCTAACGATGTAATCGGTACAAAGTTATCATCATTATGTTCGTACTCACTTAGTTTATTAATAACATCGATAAACTCAGCATCTGTAATACTATTAGAAGGCATAGACTGCTCCTTTCATGACCATTGTGTGGACAGCTAATAGTGGAATGATGAATCCTGCCCAACCAGCCCATCTCCATGTTTTATTTAACTTCCAATATTCTTCAGATATTTCATCTACTGAATTGACCCCTCTAAGTAATTTACGTTGCTTCTTCTGTATAGGTCTCAGTACACCTACCCATATAACATAAGTTAATATCCAATATAATGCGCCTAAGTGTACCCATAGTGTATCCAGTAACTCTGGATTACTATGTAACTGTAATGCTCCTGTTACAAATACTAAAGTGCCAGCCACACTGTAAAACAGTGTGTCTGACTTGCCCATGTAATCCGCTATAAATCTTACAGCATTAATACTACCTGAATCAATAGCCTTACATCTCCACCAAGGTGTGATTATCGTATTAGCTGCAAACAATATTACAGATATGATATGTAAGAATTTAATTTCAGTATAGTACTCTACAAACATTTATTACTACTTACCCCAATTTTTTCTAAACCAGTTTGCAATACCTGAGAAATCAACTTCTTGCTTAGGTTGTACAGGACTAGGGGTACGACCATACAACACATCAATTTCTTGTTGTGACATACTAGGTACTTGTCCAGGACTAGAGTTATTCCAATTAAAGTTTTTATTATTGTAAGTACGTCCTTCTGGAGCATCTGTGTAAGATGGCCATTTATCACCCCCTGCTTCAATAGGCAATCCTGTTACTGGGTGTATCGGTACACCCTGCCACTCTTGGAAAGTTTGGTTATCTGGTTTTGGTACTGGAATTACTCCAGTTTTTATGATACGACCAGTACTATCTTGATCAAACTGTTCTATATCATCTGAAATAGATTTCTTACGCAGCTGTCTCTTTAAGAAACCATCTGGGTCATTCATAATCTTAATAATAGCTCTATTATTAGCTGAATTATCAAAACCAACTACTGGTTGTATAGGTGTGACCACATTACTATTAGAATCTGGGTTTTGATTTTGCCATTGAGTAACAGCATCTTTTAAGGTTCCATCAATCCCCCCTACACCTTTATTATTTATTGCTGATACTTTTGCTGCTTTTATAGCATCATCTACTTTTATTTTTGTAGCAGTTTTATTAATGGCTTCATTAATAGCAGTATTCCTGTCTTTAGTAGAGTTTGTTGCAATAGAGCCTGGATTAAATCCTAATCCTCTATAGATTTTTAAAACCTCTTTGTTATTAGGGTCAACAAACGCCTGTTGGCCTTCTGCATTAGTTAACATAATCTTTCCCTCTTGTGCAGCACGCCTTGCTTCAAGTCCATAGGGGTCTAAAGCTGCTGCCATTCTAGCATCTTCAATTTTTTGTTCATTTTTAGCGCGTTGTGCTATTTTGTCAGCTTGAGTACTCATGATATTCTCCTAATATTTAATTACTGGTAATTGTAACTTTTGTAACTGTTGAAGAGCTTCTGTAGCACCATCCCAACCTCTATTGTTAGGTTGTCTAGGCTCAGGCATAGGAGGTCTACCTTGCTTCATTAACCATTTATTGAAGTCATTAACTGTGTTATCAAACTGTTGTTTTTTAGCATCTTTTTCTTGTTGTTGTAGTTGTAAAGCTTCATGAGCTTGTCTACTACCTTCAATTTCATTTAAACCTGATTCACGACCATTTATAGGGCCCATAGGATTAATACCATTCTTCATATAATGTTGCATTTCACGTACAGCATTAAATTCAGCAGTTTCAGGGTCTTGACCCTCTCTAATGTTTAAATCCAAAATCATCTGCATATAGTCAGAATTATTGGGGTGTTGTTGGTTATCTTGATATTGTTGAAAACTAACGTTTCCCTGATGTTGTGGCATATATTACTCCTAATATTTAGTTTTACGTTTAGTTGGTTTTTTCATTCTTTTAGCTGGTTTTGCATAAGACATTTTAATTCCTAGTTATTTTTACACGTACAATTACATGGTTGTTGCGATTGTACCATGTTTTGTTGGGGCATAAACATCTGACTCCCTGTTTGAAATGCTTTACCTGGCATCTGCATCATCTGTCCAAAAAAGGCTAAACTTGATACGGTTATAAAAATACCTACTAAAAACGCTGTTATTGAACACTTGCTCATAATATCTTCCTCGGGTCTTTAACCATAGTTTAAGATTAAGACTAGCATTAAAACTACGAATAAACT